GTGATGTTCGTGGAAGTGGCCGTGGCGCCGGTGACAGCCACGGCATCACCAGAGACGAATATGAATCCTCGGATCGTCAGGTAGTCGCGGCCGGCGAGAGCCAGGCACGGACTGGCCGTGGGGACCGTCTTATCGTTCGTCGTGTACGCCGACCAGACAACCTCCCCCGCGTCACCCGTCTGCGCACCGTCAACGTCGGCTATCACCTTCGTCTCCGCGGTCGCCGAGACCATCGCCACGGTCACGGTCTCCCGATATACGCCAGCGCCGACGTACACCGTGTCCCCGGACGCGATCCCTGATGCGCCAAGCGCCTTTCCGATCGTCAGCCACGCGGCCCCGGCGCTCGTCCCCGCAGCCGCATCCGACCCCGTCTTCCTGACGTAGTACGTCGCCATATCAGGCCCCGAACCGTTTCATGATCAGCCACGAGGCGATCAGGTCGAGCAGTTCCAAACGCTCCGGCCCAGTCAGGCTCGACAGGATGTTCGGGAACGTGACCGCGTTCATCCCTGTGAAGTCACGCAGCACCGCCCCCGTTGTCGAATCACAAACCTGACATTCAATGCGGGCGCGAGGAACGTTCACGCTCGCCGACGCGAGCGGCGTCACCGTGAAGTTCTGGAGGTCGGGCATTAGTCAGCCAATCGAACGGCCACCGTTCGGGCCGATGATGTTGAAGGTTTGCGAGGTAGCCATCAGTCACACACCGCTTTCCCAGCTTTGACCGCCTCGTACACATCAAGGCCAGATGTGACAGCCGCAGTCAGGGTAGCCCCAGCCTTCGTGTACGTCGTGCCACCCGCCACCGCCTTGACCTCGAGTGCTACACCGATCACAGCAGACGGGTTCGCGCCGGCAATGTCGTGGATCTCGGCGAAGCCCGAGCCCTCAGTCGTTGCGAGGGCGGTGACCGTGATCGCCATCAGGAACTCTCGCGCAGCACGTAGACGGCCTGCACCATGTTCCGCGCCCCAGCCTTCGCGATCACCGAACGGCGCTTGCCCTTGATCGTGTCCGGCGAGTAGCCGAGCAACCGGCCCGTCTGGGCGACCGTCAGCCCGTCCGCCGCCGCCCGCAACACGGACAGCTCACTCTCCGTCAGCCGCTCCTGACGATGCGTCAGCCGGTCGGGCAACTCGGTGCGCGCCAGCTCGAGTAGCGCCCGGCCCGCCAGACGGCGAGGCAAGCAACGTCGCAGGGCCGTGTAGGCGTCCCACGTTCGGCCGGAGGCGAGCGCTCGGCTGACCCCTGGCATCAGATCAGGCAACGCCAGTGTCATCGGGCCTCCGATCACCCATGGAAAAGGCCGCTGACGCGGCCTCTCCACACCGTATGGGAAACACTCTCAATCGAAACACCGGCACGTCGGACAATGCGCCTCAGTCGCACCACGACCATGACGGCCGACGCGAAGCTCCAGGTTCTCGATCCGGTTGTCCGACTTGTCGCCGTTCTTGTGATGGATGGTTTCGTAGTCGTAAAGGGAACGGCCCAGGTGCTGGCTCATGACGTGGCGGTGCTCGAGCTGCCGGGTGCGCTCTCCGAGTTCATCGGTGGCCTGAATGCTCACGTAGCCATCCCGCTTATTCACGTAACGACCACCCTTCCAGTTCGGATGAGCCGGGCCTCTCCGCCCCCGCATCGGCTTCGTAGCACGATTGGAGCAGACCCTAGAGCAGTAGAGGCCACGCCCGGTCTGGCCGAGGCTGGTCCTGAAAACGAACATGCCCCCGCATCCCGCGCAGATCCGCTCTTCGGCCCGGCCGCGGTTGTCTTCTTCCGTTCCGAAGGGGTACCACCACCACTGCCCGGTCTCATCCCTGGCCCACCTCTGGCGTGACTTACCTTGTTGCCGTATCTCGACAAGATCCGGGCGCTGTCGCCGTCGCATGGTTCCTCCCTGTAGTGATGCTGAACCATACTATCACACTACGACGACAATCATTCATCTAAGAGTTGTATTGGAACGATGGAGTGCACTTTATGATGTCGTTCGTCGCGAGCACGACGGCGGTCACGTCGTCGAAGTTCGCCTGCCCCTCACACTTGTCACCGGTCGTGGAGAGGATGTCGCTGAGGAAGAACCCGTTGATGGTGGCGCCGGTCGCGCCGACGGTCGGGAACGTGATCTGCGAATACGTCGTCTTCCGCCCACCCGTGCCGGCGGCTACCGCCCCCCACGTCGCAGTCGCCAACTCCTGCCTCGCGTAGTTCGTGAACACGGTTTCGGTGATGTCGGCCATCGTCTGACCAGACGTGATCACCGTCGACGCGGTCTGGGACGTGAACAGGCATAGCCAGCAGCTCGTCTGCCGGGTCGAGTTTTTCGGGAACTGTCCGAGGAGCAGGTCCAAGCCTTCGTCTGGGATGATCTCTGCCATATCTCAGTTCTCCTTGTTGCCTGGTTTGCCGCAGTTTGGGCAGATGCCGTCACCGTGGTTGGCGTCAGGGTTGCCGGTCAGCATCAGTGCTCCTGCTTCGGTGATCCCGCCGGTGAACCGTCCGGGGTAGCCGACCGCGCCGAGAGAGCAGGCCGGGTTCTCGCACAGGTACGTTGTCGTCTTAGCCATCAGATGGCTCCTTCCAGCGGTTCCGGTAACGGGGCGGCGATCGGGTGGGTGGTTACACCCGAGCAGCGGTCGCACAGCCGCGGCGTGTCGTCGGGGGTGACGAACAGGTTTTGGCAGCACGCGCACGTCTGTAGCTTGTGATGTCGGGGGTCGTATTGGACGTTGAGGGCGCGTCCGAGGAAGCGCACTTGCTCCGGGTCGATGATTTGTCGTTTCTGCCGGTCGTGGACGCAGTACACCTGGGCGCTGCCGCCGAGCCCGATCCTCGTCCCGGTTGCCATCAGACCCACGTGACTTCGACGAGGGTGACCTGATACTCGCGGGTTAGCGCGATCAGCGTGTCGCGCATCAGCCGTTGCGGGGAGAACTCCTGCTCCTCGAAGCGGTCCGTGACGTTGAACGAGAACATGGGCGCGTCCAACCCAGGGCGCAATCCGACCTTGATATCCCACGTGCGTCCGTCAACGGCCTGGCAGGTGAGCTGGTAGAGGGCCGTGGTCCCGTCGGGTGGCAGATTCTCCCATTTCAGCGATGTCATCGGGAGCGCGGTGTGCCAGGCGTCGATCTGCTCGTACAGCTCCTCGAAGCGGGCGTTGACGTTCCAGGAGACGCCCTCACCGTTCGAGCAGGTGATCTCGATTACCTTAGTGGGGTCTCTGATCTCGATCGTCGGTGGCATCCCCGCCTCCTAGCTCTTCTTGACCTTCCGCCGCTTTGCCTCGGGCTTCACGTGCAACCCCGGAGCGGGCATGGGCTCGGTCAGCGATTCGAGCGGCTCGCCCAGCATCGTCTCGTCCTGGCCGCCCTCAGCCTCCGGCTCCTCGACCAGGACAGCCTTCGTCTTCAGGAGTCCGTAGCGTTCCGCGTCCGCGACGCTGACCTTACGGCCGGGCAGGGTGAACAGAAACGCCGCCTCCTTGTGCCCCGCCGGCACGAGCCGCTCCCGGTCGGCGGTCAGCCACAGCTTCTCTTCCGCTACGACCCAGCGGGAAGCCGGGTCGATTTTGATCTCAAGTCCCGCCATCACATCCCCCTTCCTAGAGCGTCGAACCGTCGCGGACGCCGTTCGCGTCGAAGTTGCCCACGAACACGGCGCCGGTAGCGAGCGCGATCTGTGTCGCCGTCAGCGCGGCCCCATCGTTCGCGAACCAGTTACCGCAGATCAGGCACTCCGCCGAGACGCCCCCGTTCATGTCGAGGTATACGGCCTTGTTGCGGGACATGAACTTGCAGCCCGAAATCTCCCACTGATAGAAGTAGGTGGGGCTCTCGCTGCCTGAGTCGTCGTCGATGTCGTCGCCGGTGTTCAGATAGAACTGACAGTCCCGGACGTTGACGTTCGTGGCCTGCAATCCCAGACACACCCCGGTCCCTTTCGAGCTGCGCAGGCCCGCCCCGCCGCACTCACGGAACACGCAGCCGTCGAACACCGTCCCCGACCCCGTATTCGCGGTAGCGGTGGCACCGAGGAAATGGAACCCGTGGCTCGTATCACTGGTGAAGTCGCAGTTCTCGAAGTAGGCACCCTCACCGTCCGAACGGACGCCGACAGCGCTCGTGCCGACGAACCGCACGCCGACCGCCGCGAACCTGTCCGACTGCGCGACGTCGAGCGCGATCCCCGTGGCAGGCGCGATGATCAGACGCTTGGAGTTACCGGCCACCTGGACAGCGATCAACTGAACGTCGTCCTTGGCGGTGAGCACGAGATTCTCCGCGAACGTCGTGCCGGTGTGCAGGTAGACGGTGTCGCCGCGACCATCGACGCACTTGTTCAGTGCCGCCTGAACCGTGGACAAGGCCGTCTCCCATGATTCCCCGTCGGCCGCAGAGGAGCCGTTGACCGCATCCACGTAGTACTCGACTCCGGGGCGCCTGACGACCTGCCCGCGCTTGATCGCCCCGGTGATGACGTTCTGGCCCTGAATGACTGGCATGTCAGTCCTCCCTCATGAAGAGGGGCGCCTGGATGGGCGCCCCTCGTTCTTGTCCTCTGGTGCGCGCTCTCACGCGAGCGCCCCGAAACTGTCCTACTAGATGCCTGTCGTCGTGCAGAATGCTTCCCCTCTGTAGCCGACCAAGCAGGCCCTAAGTCCCGCCCGCACGGTCCGCTTCCCCTCAATGAAGTCCCCGTCGTCGTAGCCGAGCTGGACTTCGAGGCCGCGGCGGATGAAGAGTTGGATCATCGCGTCGGAGAAGTCGCCGACGAGCCCGGTGCCTTCCGCGATCGCCTCGTTGTGGACGACCGGCAGACCCCAGATCCGCTCCGGGCCGGCCTCCGAAGGAGACCCCCAGATGTAGATGCCGTCGGCGGTCGTGAGGAGCCTGACCTGCTGCCAGTCGTTCGAGTGGACGACGAACGCGGACGGGAACGCCCGGCCGGTCACCCGGATCTTCGTCATCGCCTTGTGAACGGTGTCCGGCGTCGGATCCGCCCCCTTCGCCTGCGTCTGGAGACCTGTGAAGCCGAGGATCCCGTCCAACTGCGGTGCGACGTCGGTGCCGTTGAGGAGCTGGTCGTCGAGGTGCTGGCGGACGAAGAAGCCGAGGCGGCCGTTGACGTACGACTCGGCCTGGGCGACGTCCTCGAGCTGCTCGTCGGTGATCGGGATGCTCGTGCCGATCGAGCGGACGGTCTTCGACCGTTCCGTCAGGGCGAGCGTGGAGGCAACGTAGGCTGCGCCCTCCGCGCGGGTCGCCGCACCCGAGGTAGCGGTCGTCTCCTCCATGTAGACGATCGCCGCCTGCGTCGTCGCCGCAGTTGGAATCAGGTCGATGAGCTGGATCGGCCGCAATGCGTCTTCGACGACACGGCCAGTCCGGACCGACTCGGGTGCCCAGCCAGCCGAGGTCTCGAACAGCGTCGCCTTGATCTCGTTGGGGCCAAGATCGAGAACGCTCAGCGGGCCTGGCGCGTGGCTGCCACCCTGCCGCCCCTTGTAGGCGTCCGACTCGACGAACAACTCGCCCAGCGACTTCAGCTCGGAGCGGTCACGGCGACCGGTAATGATGTGGCCGGGGTGCGGCTGCACCTGGCCGAGCTCGTCGGCGCGGAGTCGCATCGCGTCGAGCGCGTTGAACTCCTCGAGCTGTTTGGCGTAGTCGTCGATCTTGTCGTTCACCTGGCCGATGTACTCGACCTTCGCCTTCGAGTCACCCTCGATCACGGTGACCTTGCTCATGTCCATGTCCTCGCCGGCCTCCTTGAAAATGGCGGCGAGTTCGTTGCGGGCAGCGTCGAGCTGACCGCGAAGGTCCGTGAGCTTGCTCATGTTCTCCTCCTAGAGGTTGCGCTGCCGCTCGTACCGCGCCCGTTGGCGCAGCAGCTCGGCAGTCCGCTTGCTGTCTGTCGCCGCCAGCAGCTCATCGAGCTTCTGGGCGGCCCCGCGCAGCTCCCCCGTACAAGCGGTCAGGCGCTCGCGCTTGGCGACCGTAAGGCCGCCGCGTTCAACCTCGGCAAGCGAGGTCGCACGATCGACGAGGTGAGAGGTCCTGTCACGCAGGGCGTCAGCCTCATCGGTGAAAGAAAGGCCGCTCATGGCGGCCTGATCATTGAAGTCATCGAGGTGACGACGCAGGTGGCGTTCAACGCCTACTCTATCCGCGTCGGGGATGTTGGCTTGCGGCAGCCGGGCGAGCCCGTTCCGAATTCCGTTGACGTTCGCGGGACCGGGCATGTCGTCGCCCATCATGTGATGCGGGAACTTGTAGGAACTCTTGGCGCCAGGGTCGCTGTCGTCGTCAACCCAGGCGTGCATCCGCCTGAGCGCCCCTCGTTCGGCCGGGCAGGCGGCCACCTGACCGGGGCCGTCCCATGGCTCATCGACGACGACGGTCGAGTGGGATGCGATCGGCCCTGCGGCGGGTTCACCGGGCGGACGGGCATAGCGTACCTGGAAGTTCGCAGTCGAGTTCGAGCTGGTCGCCATGGCGAACGCTGCTGACGTGCTCGTTACCGCCCCGCTACGGGCTAGTCTAGTGACAGACTCCTCGAGCGTCGCTACACCATCGACCATCCCCTCGCGGAGCGCGTCTGACGCCGTTACCAGGCGACCTTCCCCGAACCCGCCGCGAACAGCATCCGGAGTAACACGTCGGCCGGCCGCCACATCATTCACGAACATCTCGTAGACGGTGTCGACGCGGGCCTGCAACGCCGCCCGCGCCTCATCCGACAGGGGCTCGAACGGACTCATCTCCGTCTTGAACCTGCCGGCGCTGACGAGCGTCGTCTTGACGCCGAGCTTCTCTTCCATCGCGCTGATGTCCTCGTGGGCGGCGAACACGCCGATCGACCCGACCTTCCCCGACGGAGTGACGACCACCTCGTCGGCCTGCGCGGCAACCCAGTAGGCGGCCGACGCTGCGTCTGTGTTCGCGATCGCGACGATCGGCTTCTGGCCGCGCGCACCCCGGATCTGCGCCGCGAGCTCCGGCACCAGGTCGGTTAGGCCGCCGGGCGAGTCGATGTTGAGCAAGATCGCGTCGACCTGCGGGTCGTTGACGGCAGCGGCGAACATGGCGGAGAACCCCTCTACTGAGGTGCCGCCGCTGATGTCCGACATCAGCGATGCCCGCGGGACCATCACCCCGAACAGTGGCAGGATCGCAACCGACCCTTGCGTCACCGCCGCCTGCCTTTGCGGGGCCACGCCGATCCTGGCCTGGATCTCCTCGTCGGTCAGCCGGTGCCCCTCAGCCCGGAAGGCGATCAACTCACGGATCACTGCCAGCTTCTCCGGCAGGATCGCCCACGGTGCTTCGCTGATCGCCTTGATGATCTGCGGGTACTTGCTCATGCCACCACCTCTCGTAGCTCCTCACTGGTCAGTTCTGCGGCCCCGTTCGGTGGCCCGGCACCGCGACGATCCGTACCCGGGGGCGGCGTGAAGGTCCGATGAGGCGACCCGTCCGCCGGCACCTCCGCCACGTTCAACGGGATCAGATACACGTCGTCCGAGCCATCGGTAGCGACCGCGTGTCCCATCGCCAGACGTGCCTCCGCGCGCTTCACCCAGCCGCCCTGCACACCCACGTTCAGGCGGGTCGCGAGCAAGTCCATATCCTCCTGCAATACCCGCACCGAGCTCAGGTCGAAGCCCGCGCGCCACGCCCACGGATCCGATTCCCAATCGGTCAGGAGCTGAAAGCGAATGTCCTCCGCGAGGATCCGTTGCGTCGGGATGATCGTCTGCTCGTAAGCCGCCTCCCTCGCTTCACGGTAGTTCGTGAATGTCGAGCGGTCGAGGCCGGCGCCGAGCCCGGCGACGATCGCCGGAACGCCGAGCACCGCAGACACGCGTTCCTCCGGGATCCGCCTAAGCTCCTTCAGGAGAAGCTGCTCCGGGGAGAAGCCGAACTGCTCGACCTTCGTTTTCCCGCGCATCACGAGCGGCTCACCGCGCTTGTCGCCGATGAAGGCGGACTTCAGGTACTCCTTCGTCGCCAGCACGTCCTCCTCGCTCGGGGGACTGTCGGAGTCCGGGCTGACCATCAGGCCGGGCACGCCCATGTGGTGCAGTAGGTTCGCGGTGAACGACGCGGCCTCATCGTCCGTGAACACCTCGCGGAGCACGCTCTTCAGCGGCGAGCGACCCTTGCGCGGGTCGTCGCCGTCCATGCCGAAGCGAAAGTGGACGACGTCGTCGACGGCGACGTTGACCGTCTCGAACTCGGGCTTGTACTCGTAGTGCGTGACGAGCGTCGTCTCGTCGCCCTTCGGCTCGATCACCCACGATGGTACCCACCACAACTCGGCCGGCCTGCCGGCACCGTTGCGTAGCTTCAGCCAGTAGGCGTTGCCGTCCACGTACCAGTCCATCAGCGTCGCCATCCAGAGGATCGACCCGGAGAAATGCTGGTTCGGCCGTTGCAAAAGCCGGAGCATCGGGTGGGCGCGCTCCATCTCCTCGTGGCCGTCCTCGAACTGGCGCCACAGCATCGGTGGCGCCTCCGGGAACGTGCGGGCGATCCACAACAGGGGGGCCATGACCGTGCTCGAGCCGGTGCCGTCGCCGACGTCCTTCATGTAGTCGTATTTCGACCGGGAGACGAGGAAGTTACGAATCGGGTTGCGTCGAAAGACCATGCGGGCGAGCGACTTCACACCGCGGACGGGAGAGCCGAAGAGAGCACGGAGCTTCATGCCGGCCCCCAAGCGAATGCCATCTCCGCTGGCGCAGGCGTCGCCGCGACCGAATGCACCATCGCCGCCGCCTGCAACGCATCGAACACCCGTGCGCGTTGCCCGAGATCCGACCTCAGCCTCGCCTGCTTCGGCCGCGCGAAACGAACGTCACCGTTCGGCAGCACGCGCGCCGTCGCGTTCAGTGCATGATCTGTCAGCCCCCGGTCGCCGGAATGAAAGAGGACGTGCCCACGAAGCCCCGCCATGAAAGCCGAGTAGTCGCCGACTAGGGCCGGGTTGCCCTGGGAACGGTCGACCACGACGAGCCCTAGCTCGTCAGACGCCCACTGCGCGATATCCGCACCGTCCGTCATGTCCATCACCAGACTGACGATCGGGTTTCGGGCGTCAAGCTGCATGATCGCCCCTTTCACGTCGTCGACCGCCAGCATGTCGCCGTTTCGCGGCGGCTCCAGCACCACCGCCGGCCCGAAGAGGCGGAAGTGATCGCTCTCCCACCAAAGCGGTACCAGCGCCGTCGTGTCCAACTTCCAGCCGAGATCCAGCCCGGCCCACACCCGCTCGCCGGCCGGGATCAGCCGGTCCGAACGCGCCGCCGCCCACTCACGCTCAGTAATCGCGGCGCTCGCACCCCGAGTCGGTAGGTTGCACGTAAACCGCTGCCAGTGAGCGAGACTCCATGACGGCTTCGTCCGCTTCTTCGCTAACTGCTCGACCGTTTTGGCGGAGAACGGATTAGCCTGCGCGACGAGCTCGAGGTCCTCCGGGTCGCCGTCCTCGGGAATCGCGTACTCGTGCAAGACCACCCCGCCGGAGGCCGCGCGCAGGAAGCAACCGTCACGGTGGCTGTCCGTCGCCGCCTGCCGAATCCGCTCGCGCAGCTCCTCGAACGCGCTCCCCGGTTCCCCGGCCGTCGATGCCACGATCAACTGCCCATCCGACTTGTCCACCTTCCCGGCCCATGTCTCATACAGACTCATGTCCGTCAGCCGGTGAAGCTCCTCGATCAGAGCCAGGGTCGGATCGACACCATCACCCGACGCCGCATCCGACGCGAAAATCTTGGCCACGCCACCCGACTCCCGATGTACGATCTGCCGGTAGCCCGGATGCAGCCGGTAGGCATCCTCGAGATCGTTGCGCTTCACGAACCCGGCCGCGATCCGATACGTCAGATCGACCGCCTGATCCCGCGCCGACGCCGCCACAGGTACCCACGCCTCCGGCACGAACGCGAGCACGTAGAGCGTCACGAGCGCGAAGAACGTCGTCTTCCCGTTCCCCTCCGGCACCACCAACCAGAGCTCGCAATACACCGTCTTACCCTCGCCGTCGCGAGCGAAGAGATCCTCGAGAAAAAGGGCCTGGTACGGCTCGAGCTTGAACCGGCGGCCGTCCTTCAGCTTGAACCGACCCGACCACGCCCGGAAATGCTCGACCGTGAACGGCTTACCCCTGACAGGCTTACGCGATCGCCCAGGCTGCGCGACTACCGCCCCCGGCCGGCACGAATAGCAGTAGCTGCGCGGCGCCGACCTCCCCCGGTCCTCGAACTCTTCACCACAGCCGACGCAGACACGCAGCGTCCCAACCATCTCGGCCACCACAGCCATCACAGAGCCTCTGACACCCGCGAAAACT